GACCAAGCACTGTTCTTCATTAATCTTCCGGATGTCCTCTTCATGGGTTTCTCTGATCTTCTTGAGCTTTTCTTCAAGCTCTTCCGGTTTTTTAAAGAACTTATACGCCGCGATCAGCACTCCTCCAATCACTCCCAGCGCCCCGATCAGACTACTTGCCGTAATAATTGTCCCTATGCTTATGTACACGGGTTCTACCTCCATACTATTTTATGCATAAAAATAAGACCGGTTCACGGTCTGTCTCTGATGCTCATATTCTCACCTGCCTTATTCTGTTACTTCCTGCCACAGAGCTTCCGATCCCTGTGCGCCGGGCTCCCAGACATTCCCGTCAATCAGAGATTCCCACATTTTGCCTTTGTGGGTTACTCTGTCTCCCATCTGATACGGGTTTGTTGATCCGGGCTGCACCCATTCACCAACGCTAGTACCGCCCTGCCCAGGGAGTACTTCCGCAAAGAGTGACGGCGCCGCATCCGGTGCCCAGTCAGCCTGCGAGGTATGCGCCTGCAGAACCTTATACAGCTTTCCGTCATATGTCAGATAGTAATCCTTCTGATATGACGCACCATTCCCATCCCATATAGGATAAATATCTTTCACGGTAATGGCCTGCTCATCCGTCAAATTCTGAGCCTGGATCTGTGCAACAGTGACCGCAGCCTGCACCATAGCTGACTGCGCCTCCGGAGTCTTCTCCGGCTTGTACATTACTATGCCATAGATTTTTCCGGTATAGATCTCTGTCCGGTAAAACGCTGTATATCCCTCGTACGTGGCAATCGTCTGGCCACGTTCCTGCACGATCATCCGGGATGTACGGGACGAGTCGGTAAACAGTTCTTTAAGGTGTTCCGGAGTGGTACCAATGACCAGAATACGCAAATAATCGCCGTAAGGCTCTACCTGCTGGACGACAATTTCAGTTGCATCATTATAAATAAGTTTCATGTGATCATCCTTTCTCATATCTATGTGTTAAATGCGTCTTTGTCGAAGTTATATTTTGAGCCAGGTGACGAAATAGACCTCAATCAGTTAGTTGCAAACGGGTATATCACAAATGGTAAAACACGTATATATGTGACCATACCTGTCGGGAAGCGTCTTGACAATATTAAAAGCGCAAAAACAAGTCAGGCCAAGGGCGTTATTAGGCAGAATGGAAATTATCTACTCGGAGAAAATGATACAGCGCACGGATTTTCACAAAGCCAAGGAACGCTATCGATATTAAAGGATTTAGGGTGTATCAGATATCAGTACGATTTCTCCGGGGCAATTTCCGCAGCTGTAAATAATGATACGATATCGCTGCAGTTTACAGGCGGCGTGATTCAGCTTTTGTAATCATGTTCCATTCGTTGCGGTCAACCAAGTTCCCGTTAACCATACGTTAAATCGCGATAATACATTTTCACCAAGCGCTTCGCTGTAAATGTAATAAGGGGTAGTTTGCCCTAACTCATTTAGCGCGGATAGATATTGGAATTTACCATTTGTGTTAATGCGTCCCACGCACGGATAGTACCCGCCAGTATTATTATTTTTGCACCATCCAGTTACAGTTGCGGGCTCCGATATCGGTCTATATGCCGTGGTTAACGTTTTTACAACATCTTTTGCGGGCACATCGGCTGCCTGTAAAATACATTCGTACCCAGATTTGCGATAACAACCGCTCCCGCCGCGTTTTTGCGTTGGTTCTTTACCATCAATTTCGTCGGACAAATCAGACAAAGACGCATTTAGCGTAGGGATGTCTGGTGATGCAGAAAGCAGACTCACCACTTCGGTCACATTTATCCCGTCCAAATGGACCTCAAACACAGGGCAATCATCCACAAGATCCCCATTCTGCAGATTTCCTTCTGTATACGCCGGCGCAACCGGGCTTTCGGCATCCGGAGTTCCCATAATCACAACCCACTCATTCTCTTCAATACCGGTTTCATCATTTTTGGTGTACCGATTCACAATCAGGTCAATACGCTTCATCCCCTGCGTACCGTTCTGGATTGTTACTTCATCATAGGTTCCGATATCCACAATAGACAGGTTGCCATGATGGCTCATTATACCGCTCCGGATCTTCAGCAGATTATTGGAACTCAGTTCTGCTTCGAGATTTTCACCGCTATTCAGTATATAGCTGCCCTGTCCGACTGTTCCTTCGACCAGCTGCCTGAACTGCTGGCTCGTCACATGAGGGGCTCCAGTCTTTCCAGACATTATCTTCATTTTTTATCCTCTCCTTCCAATTTGTAATTTTTCGATTCAACGTCACCGGTCAGTTCATATATGATGTTCTCAACTGGCTTCGCCATATACATGCCCGTCAGGTAATCCCGTCCGCCCACAATATCGCCAATATCCACACCAATGCCCAGAGCTGCAACATCCATCTTGAAAGTTTTCTTATTCATCAGCTCCTGCAGCTTCTCAATAGACGCTTCCTCCAGTTCATCTGTTTCTGTTGATGTATTCTCATAGACCTCCGCAATCTCCTGCAGGCCGGTATAATATTGTGTTTTACCCAGGCTTCCATCTTTCTGAACATACAAATGCAGTACATTGCGGTCCTGCAGCTCGCCTTTTCCCGTAACAATCAGATGATTCACGCCGTCACGCTTATCATCCATTGTATAATTCAGCTGGCAGTCCCGGGATAGCTCAATCTGACTCGAATAGTCTACAATCGGCACCGCCTCAATATAGAGATACCCGGGCTCATTCTCTTCTCTCTGAAACGTCAGCTTCAACCTGTATCCTTTGCTTTTCAGCATTTTCGTCAAGCCGTCGAGCAGAGTACAGTACCGGTCAAACTTATAATTACTGACGGTTACGCCGGTATTTTCATGTGATACAACAAAGAGCCCGTCGAATTCAGGCTCGATCAGACTCTTCATGACTGTATGTAATTCTCCGGATACCGTTTTATAATCCGATCCGGCCGGCGGCTGTATAATCTTCTTGGCCAGACGCCCCCGCCAGGACAGCCCCTTCAATTCTACATAATCCAGCGTAGTATCTGTCAGGACCTCACCAATAATACCACCATATTCAGTCCCCATAATATAGATCAGACTCGAAAATGTCAGTTCTTCATACCAGTTACTTCGTGCAATTTGTACCGAAAAGTCACGCTTTCCGTTCAAATCTACGGTCACATTCGCATCTTTAATAAACCCCAGTTCCCGTAGCTCCTTATTTGCCAGTGTCACCATCTTGCTTCCCTCCTTTTCGGGAACAGGATAATGTCAAAGCCAAAGGCACCGGACCAATTGATCCGCAACAGCCCGGAAGGCATTTTCTCAAAAATCGACTGCTCCAGATACCGATCATGGAATAAATTCTGAACTGTACCGTTTGATAAATGTTTAAATACTGTGCAGTCTCTGCTGTCTATAACCATGTAATCCATTGCCTCAAGGGTAGTATAAACCCCGTATGGCCAGCCGTTTACCAATACACGTGGATTAACACACGGGCCATAAATAATCATCTGGAAATCACTGGATGTAACATGATCCACCTCCCAGACAGCCGTTCCGCTTCTTTCGTCTGCAAAGTCAAACGGAAAATCAAACGGAAAGTCCATTCCATCTGCAGCTACCGCGGAAGACTGCGGCAGGAATTCCTTTTTTATTTCCGTCATCCATGCCAGTTCCGGAGCTGTAAAAGTCAACTCCACTTCGGCGTAAACATATCCTTTCCAGCTATCTTTTACAGATGACTGAACTCGACAGCGCAGGAAAGTATCATTCACATACAGGCATCCATATACGCCTTCTTCGGCATCAACTGCAATTACACTGTATAGATATTCCATATTCTGTACAAATTCTGCCCGTTTGCCAAACACGTCAATATTAACTGTTTTTTCATATCCTGAATCTGATTCCTCCCAATCTGCATCAAACCAGTCCGCCTCAACTGTCCGAAATGGCGCTTTCGTCAAATTCAGAATTTCACCTTTTGAATTTTTATAATATGCTATCATGCCAATTGTGGTACCGCTCCTTTCGGTAATGGTTTGTCGATCCGGTCTGTACCAATATAGATCGGTCTATTTCCCTGTTCCTTTGCTACTTTACGCTGAATCCGCTCCAGCCGATTATAGTCAATCCCTTCACGTGGATTATCAATCGGGTTGTTCTTTATGCCGCCTACGTTCCTTCTGCTCTTAGAATCCGCTCCCGTCACAGTTGCGGTTGCCTTCTTCATTCGCCGGATCGCCGCATCTGCGCTCTTGATCATATCATCCGTTGGCATGTTCAACTCAAATCCCACGCCAACGCCCTGAGCAAGATATTTTCCGACCTCATCACGCATCAACCTGGATGGTGATTTGATACCAAAAAAATCTTTAATTCCATCAAGGACAGAACTGCCGAATCCTTGTATTTTGTCGATAATCCAGCCGGTCATATCGGATATACCATTCCATAAGCCCTGAATGATATTCTTTCCAATTGACAACATTTTGCTCGGGAGAGACGATATGGTAGTAACAACGCCCGAAACAATATTAGACGCAGCGCCTTTTACTGTACTCAATCCGCTTCTTATCGCACCGCCAAGATTTGAAATAGCATTTTTGCCAATGTTCAACAAATTAGAAGGCAGATTCTGAATAGCGCTCTTTATCCCATTATACACCGACGTTCCGGCCGACTTAACAAAGCCAACCATAGACTTGATACCGTTGCCCAGAGCCTTGATGATTGTCTTGCCCAGATTCAGCCAATTAAATGCCTGTATAACATCAACGATAGCTGTTATAATTTTAGGAATATTCGCTACAATTGTAGGGATTGCCTGTATTATTCCAGCAACCAGCTGACCGATCAGCTCAACGCCCTTCATCAGTATGGTCGGGAAATTATCGTTAATAATATTAGCAAATGTCGATATTATCTCGGGAACACGTGACACAAGAATTGGAATTGCCGATACAATACCCTCTACAAGCTTGCTCAGTAACTCAAATCCCTTTTGGATCATCACAGGAGCCGCAACGGCCAGCTGTTCACCGATTCCCTGTATAAAATCCAGGATCTTAGGCAATGCCTCAGGGATTGCCTGTACAAATCCGGTAACGATATCATTCAGCAGATCATAGCCTTTTTGCAGCAATCCCGGTCCCTGCTCAGTAAGCTGGTCATAAAGTTCTGAAACAAACTGCACAGCAAAATCGCCAACCGCAGGGAGTATCTGCATCATACCACTCACAATTGCATTCAAGATTTCTCCACCAGATGATAATAGCTGTGGAATACTATCTCCAATGTTTGCGGCAAATGAACTTATAATCTGTGCTGCAGCCTTTACAAGGCCCGGCAGTGCAGAGACAATTCCCGTCGTCAGATTTGAAACGATTTTGCCTCCGACCGCCATTAGTTCGTTCAGTTTTCCCGAATTCAGTGAATCGGACAAACTGTCCATCAACAGACTTCCAACCTGTGGAAGCTCCTCCGCAAGCCGCGGTACAATCTCCATCAGGTTATCTGTGATATTTCTCCCGGCTGTAATTACTGCGTCGGCAAGCGCCTGTGGTGATCCTGATCCGTTCAGAAAGTTATCGAAGGCTGCTTTTGCTGCGCTGACAGATCCCTCAATGGTAGTCAGGGCCTCTTTGCTCGTTGTTCCAGCAACCCCCATATTTTCCTGAATCTTATGTATTGCCTGAATAATCTGGTCAAATGACACATTGTCCAGATCATCTATCTTTTCATTCAGGATCCCACTATCGTTGATCAAGCGGATCATTTCTTCCTGAGTTCCGCCATACCCAAGCTTCAGATTATCAAGCATGGTGTAATTCTGCTTTGCAAATCCCTGGTACGCATTCTGGATATCCTCCATATTCGTACCGAACTTATTCGCATTGTCAGACATGTCCACCATAGCCATGTCTGCGATCCGAGCCGCTTCAGCGGTATCTCCTCCCAGTCCCTGAAGGAGCGACGCGGAGAAGCTGGTCACAGTCTCCATGTACTTGTTTGCAGATACTCCAGCCGTCTTAAATGCATTATTCGCATTATCAATGACTGTTTGAGCACTGTCCTTAAACAGCGTTTCAACACCGCCGATATTCTGCTCAAGACTCGCTACCGAATCCAGTGACGCCTTAGTCACTGCTCCGAATACAGTCGCAATACCAGCAACTGCAGCCGCAAGTACTTTCATTCCGCCCTTTGCAAGCCCGCCGAGTTTAGAGATACCGCTGTTAAATCCCTTTTCATCTATTTCTGTATCAAATTTTAATGAGCCATCATAGCTGCCTGCCATACTATCCACTTCCTTTCGTAGATAGCGCAGGCTCTTCGGCTCACTTTAAAGCGCTTATATTTTTATTTCCACCTCTCTCTTACAGGTGCGGCATTTTATATATACTCCTACAGCGCTTGCCGTATTGTCAAATATCACGAGTTTCGTGTGACAGTACGGACAACAATACCACTGCCGCACAAGAGGAGGTTTTTTCAGTCTCTTCATGCCATCACCTCACGCAAAAGCATCTCCGATATCGTAATCAGATAAAGCCTCCGCGGGTAGCTGAATCTTTTTCTGGATTTTTGCTACCCGCTTTCGCTCATCCTTATCCTTAATGTCTGATAGATCTATCCCTCGGTACATAATCCTCTGCTTGATCTCCGTATCCTCTGACAGACCGTCAAACAGCATCCGGAATTTCCACCAATGCAGATATTCCACTGCTTCAAGATCAATGCCATAGTCCCGCAGGAAACCGGATAAGATAAACGGATAATCGATCTCATAGGAGAAAAGATTCTTCTTTGATCCGGGCTGCTCCGAATTGTTCTCATCCGAATCACCCTCATCTGAATCCTTGTCTTTCGAATCAAGATCCATTATCACAAACTCTGTGAGAGCGTCGATTGCATCATCATCAATAGTGACCTCATCAAGAAAGTAATCTTCCAGAATAGCCATTTTCTGATAGGTATTCAGCTCATCACATTTCAGCATATCAAGAAGCCGGATATATTCCCGGAAATCCGTGATAATAGATACTTCTTCTCCACGGATATTAACTGTATCCGGAAATGCTTCGTAGAAAAAATTCATCCGATCACTTCTTTCCCACGGCTCTGCGCTGTGCTCTGTTCGGTTTGAACTTGTTCACCATTGCATTCTGCCGCTTATTGGCGTCAAGCACACATTTCTGACACTCTGCAATAAACGATGTATAACACTCTTCACAATTCCGGACGTTCTTTTTCTCACCCAGCAGTTTTTCTCCTGTGCCCGGACCAAAGATATCATCAAAAAGATGGTAAAACATATCGCAATAATCCCGTGCAATTGCCGACTTTTTCCCCGTTTTCTGCAGCTCTGTTTCCTTAAGCGCCATATTTTCAAAAGCATTTTCATACTTCTCCAGGAAATCAACATCTTCCATGTCAATTTCCAGCTCTACATCATTCCATCTCCAAAGGCTCATAGGCTCATCATCTCCTCTTACTCTTCCGGAATTTCTCCCGCTGTATAAGTTGCTGTTTTCCATCCATCCTCAGAAGTTGCATACCCTTCCTCAATCTCCGACACGGACTTGAAGGTTCCGGAATAGATCATTGCATCTGTTCCATCCCCGTCTGTATCCGGAATTACCGCATAAGTACGCTTTGTTGCTTTGCACCGCTTCTGTGTGTCCTTTGTAAACAGATCTGCATTTACAATATCTACATGGGCATCATCACCCAAAAGCTCCCTGTCATGGATTTCGGACAATCTTTCATGCACGGGTGTATTTGTATGCCTGTCGTAAGAAAATTCGATAGATGGAGCATATCCAACCACATCAGAGCGTTCTGCATCTTCATCTACATACTGTCTTGAATACTCTGTCGGATTCTTGCTCGTTGACAAGGTCGTAAAACCAGTCATGCGATCATATGTCGGAGAACTGCCTGTCGTATCTGTATTCATGAACGCCACTCTCTGAGATCTCCGCACAAGCCGCTTTTTATTGTCTTCTGCCATTTTTCTATACCTCCTGCTCATAAATTAAGCGGCACTCTATACGATATCTGGCTTTCACGCCGTCCACATCATACAGATAGCCGCTGTTCAAAGTTTCCAATGATACCGGAATTTTTCCGTCTTCCAAAAATGGAAATTTACCCTTAAAATCCTGTTCCTCCAGCCACTCATCAAAAAACTGAAAGAAACCACTGTTTTCAATATTGATCCGGGAGTCCTGATCATATTCTTCCTGGCTGGTAAATGCAAACTGAAACTGTTTCTTTGCCCCGCCATCCGTGTACCGCTGTACAATTGGATCGCAGGGAAGAGGATCGATGGAATATCCCATTTCTTCCCCAATATAGTCCACATTTACACGCCCATCCTGAAGGAATGGACACGTCAGGATAAACTCCCGGATACTATCAATGAGATTTGACATACTGTGCCGCTCCTTTCAAAATAGAATCTTTGTGCCGGTTCTTCATCCTCTCGAACCAATATGATTTTTCCTTATGCTCGTAATACTGCCGGCGTGCGTACGGGGTAATCTGATTTATTTCTCCACTGCCGATCACTGTACCAAGAGTAGCCGACTTGATCAGCATACCAGTCCGCCGCGGGGTCTCCGGATTCATTCGACGGATACACTCGGAATCTACAAAACCCTGCGCATTTTCAAATCCTTTTTCCGTGTTTGGCTCAAACCCCGGATTCCATTCAAGACGAGCTGTAACTTTTCCGCCATTTGACGCCTGAGTATATACGGTCCCACGTGGAGTCTTGATCTCAAACTTTTTCTTTCCTTTTGCCATTATGCTCCCTCCGCCTTTATGTGAGGATTCCCGCCGAAAGTATTGTAGTTCACCGAAGTAACTCTAGTTTTCTCCAGTCCTTCCAAATCCTTGACAGTCTGCATCGTCACAGCACAGTTTCCCTTCACGATATAATCATCTTTTTTCAGAGAAATACTTGTATCCGGGATACGAATAGTGTAGACATCTGCCTGCTTCAGGCCTTCTGTCGTGATGGATGCCTTCTCATTCTTATACCACCAGGCTTCCGGAACGTAGACCCGGATCCAGGTATCCAGCCTGGTCTCCGGATCATATTTCCGGTTATAAATCGTGATATCAGTGTTCGTCAGCATTCCGCATCAACTCCTGCATATAACAGTCCTGTATTTCCGAGATAGACATTCACAACATCATACAGCATACTGCCGAGAGATTCCCCGGTATCATACGATACGGAGTAGCCGTCTGTATTCTCCGATGTCTTGCCGTCCCTCTTCTCATCTGCCTGCATAATCTCTGCCATCTCGCACACAGCACATTTTGCCTGGTTGCACCATGCCTCTTCCTCCCATTCACCGGAACAGCGGCCGAACGTGTAACTGTCCAGCCGCTGTTCCGCTTTCTGAGAAATTCTCTTCCAGTCGTCCTTGGAAATCTTGTTTCCTCCGTATGTAGCTGTATAGAAGGAATAGTCAACCTTCATAGGATCACCTCACTTATGCCGCCGCAACCGTATGCACGTAGATACCATCTTTCTTATTGTCCTTGCATTCAGCAATTCCAACAGTACGGTATCCAAACTTCCATGCATCTGCATCCTGATTTGCTTCCGGAGTGATAATCTTAGAAACAGTATGTTTCTGGAACTGAATTGCTGCCTGTTTATCCACGATCAGGAAATTCATATCCAGCCCTGCAGTGTTCTTTGCATATCCTCCTGCTCCGTTCGCAGTCAAATCAATCTTGCTGTAAAATCTGCCCTTCGGGACCTTAATGATACCCGCAAATCCCTCGATTGCCTTCTTTGATGCCGTAGTGTCCAGATCTTCAATCATTCCAAACACTGTCGGATTGATGAATAAATAGCATGTGGCCAGATTCGCCTCTGCATTCTCAATATCACTCCTTGCCGTTCTAAGTGCCGCAAGAGCTGCTTTACCATCAGAAAGATTAGCTTTCACAGTTGTCACACCGGAAACCTGCGCATAGGAAGCAAGTCTCCACGCATCCAGCTCCGGAACGACCTGTGTTCTCAGGAACTCTCCGGAAAGCCGACCGAACGCAATACCGGCGGACTCAATATTGTCCATAGCGTCAATCGTAAACATACGCCCACGATCATAAGTGCATTTCTTAGTTTCGTACTCAAGAGTTACATCACCAGCAACATATCCTGTCTGCTTGTTGTAATTAGCCAGTCCCTGCATGGACATCTTCGGGATCAGGATTTCGTTTGCATTTGCGCCCTCCTTAACCAGATCGTTCGGTCCATCAAGGACAGCTGTAAGGGATGCAAGTTTATACACCTCATCCAGCAGTGTAGAATACTGTTTTCTCAGTGTAATTGTGTTTGCCATTTAATTATTCTCCTTTCTTCTCCGCCGGAAGTCCCATTGCTGCTCTGATCGACGCCAGGCTCCCCATGCTTCCGCCTTCCCCACCTTTATTGTTGGTAGGGCCAACAGCATTAAAAAACGGTTCGTCAGATCCGAAGAGATAAGCATCCGACTCCTTGACAGCATCCAGCGCTTTCTTGATGTCTTCTGTCTGATCTTTTGATCCTTTCAGGGACTCAAGATCAAGCATGCCGCGAATTGCCTTCGGATTGCGTCCTCCGGCTGCCGTAATCGCCTTGTCCAAAGTATCATTAAAAGTACGTTCAGCTTCCTTTGCGGCATATTCATCATCTTTTTTCTTCAGATCGTTCTGAAGCGTCGCAATCTGCCCTTTCAGATCCTCCACATCTACCCCTTCAAACTCTTTCAGCTTTCCGCTTACAGTATCGAGAGATGATTTGTATTCATCTCTCTGTGACGTAGCCTTTTCGTATTCTGTTTTTGTTCGATAGTTTTCTTTCCAGGCCTTGTCAAAATCCGCCTTCTTATCCTCCGGAACTTCCAGTCCAAAATCCTTTAAAATCTTGTGAATATTTTCCATTGTTGCATTCCTCCTGAAATATTTTATTGACCGCTCTTTCAGCGGTATGGGACATAGCCCGATAGACCCCGGGCACGGTAGTTGTCCAGTTTATAGCCATATGACAGGGCATAAAAATAAGACGCATAACCCAGCGTCTTAATGGGAGATATGGGATCACCTCCTACAGATTAAAACAGATGTTTTCCCACTTCTTGTAAACATCAAAGTACAGCTCGTTCTTATCCCCATTGTATGTAATTTCATAGTACATGCCATCAGAAATGGGTGTACTAAGCAGTGCTTTATGATTCTGAAGCGTCTTGCAGTACCAGACTACAAAAACATCATTCACAGTTAAGTTTCCTGTTACATCCGTTTTGTCTTTGTTTGAGTTAAAATACTCCGCAACTTTTGATTTGCAGATATTTAAAAACTCCTGACTTCCCATATCACTTCACCTCCTTATCTAAAAATGAGTATAAAAATACCGCTCACCCCAAAGAATGAACGGCATTGATTACGTTCTATTATTTTTTTTGCTCAAAAGCCCGCAGTATCTCTTCTCGCTCCCAGCCATCAACTAATAGGATATTTATCATCTCTTCTCTTTCATTTGGCTCAGAGAATATATATTCCAAACGATCTATTGCGTTATGTAAATGTGTATTCCTGATAGCAGATTCTATTTCTTCGTCAGAATACCCCTTCTCTTTCATAAAGCTTTTTATTTCCTTGTCTTCAAGTTCCTGAATTTCTTTGTCTATGTCCGGTATATTCGGTGAAAACATCGTCATTTCAATCCCTCCATAATCTCTTCCAATATTTCTCCAAATATTCTCGCTGCTTTTCTTGGATCCTTACTTGTCATGTACTCTGAAAAACATTCTGCGAAAAACTCCCGCTCGTTTTTATCAGCATATTCTGAAACATGTTTCGTAATAAATTCTTTTTTAGAGAATTCTAAGGCATCGTTCAAATCCCTTCCCTTATATCCCATCCTGCGCCATTCTTCTCTTTCACGCCTGATATAATCAAAATATCCAAGTCTTTGAAGAACTTCTCTCCTCACAGACTGACTTGTTCTGATAACTCCATATACACTAATCTTCCCACCGAGAATACCTTTTAAAGTTAACATTCCATCTATTTGATGTCCTAACTCATGAACAATAATGCTGTCAACTGTGGTTCCTTTTGGATTCCATCCATTTTTTGTCTGACGACTATATTCCTGAGATAATTTATTATAATCACAAAACCTTTTTGAAAGTTTTATAACGCCACCAAGTGAATCGCTAGAAGCAATTGCTTTTAAATCTGGGGCATAAGTGATTGCCTTCGTATGCCCCTTTAGCTGCGGAAATTTATCAAACACTTTTTTAATACCATTGTATACCGATTTCTTTGAGTTTGCATCTATTTCACCAAAAGATACCGCATTTTTATCAACACCCAAAATTTTAGATACTTTTGACTTTTCAAACAAATTGTCGGTAGAAGAGATTCTCGCAATCGTATCCTTCTGCAGTCTTCCCGGAGCTATCCTTCCGCGCATATCATAATAAATTCGCTCACGTTCTTCTTTCAGCCCCATTTTACGGCTGAATTTTGAATACTCATTCAACTGTCCCTGATATTTTGCCCTAGCAAGCATTACATCATCCGGATCGGCTCCACCTGCCTTCAGAAGCTGCACCTTCTCCCGCTGCGCCCTCATGGCCGTCTCCATCTGGCGCTGCCGTTGTTTTGCTTCATAGATGGTATACTCTTTCCCGCGATATTCTTTCGGGGTATTCTCCTCCCGGTTCCTCTTTTCCAGCCATTCATCTGTCCAGTTCCGCTCGGATATGCCGGGAATAAAAGGATAGCGCTCATGATAGCAGTTCGCACCTTCCAAGCCTGTCACTGTGCCAAGCCCGCAGACGGTGACAAGCTGTTTTTTACTCCACACCTTCCCTTGCCATACAGCATGAGTCGGACGGGCTCCGGCATGCCATGCAATTTCAAAATACTCCGTTCCGAGCTTTTCAGCGTTCATATCAGAGATGCGACCTGTAAGTTGAGTAATCCCGGTCATGACTGCTCTTCTGGCAGCCACATCTACCCGGTTTCCCCTGCCGGATGCATAATCAATCTGCCTCAAACCGCTGTTTGTAAGCTGACTCACAACACGCCGCAACACACTGTTGTAATCAAACGCACCGGACACAATATCCATGCAGGCTGCATCAAGATATTTCTGATATACCTCAGCCAGCGGTGTGAGAACCGGCTTTCCAGAGCCATAATCCAGATAAAATCCAAGAGACTGCGTAATGTTTTGTAAATCCGCATCTGTCTGCTGGATCAGCGCATTTGTAATCTGCTGAAGCTGCTCGTTTTCCTCGTAGGGAATAAATTCCGCATTGATCTGCTCGTATACATCCTTGTTACGAACATATTCCCAGTCTATGACCTTATCGTATAATTCAAACATCTGCGGATATGATGCTTCAAGAGCTTCTTTCAACATCTTTTCGATATCTTCAGAAGAATTTCCAAGAATTCGCAGCCGATTGATTTGCCAGTCCGCCGTGCT